GTGGAACTCCCATCAAAAAAAACACCGCCTACCTTTTTCTTCGCAAGATCCATCTCTTCTGGCAAGCGATCTTGACGACTAAAGTTACATCGTTTACACGCTGCGACTAAGTTATCTGGATCATCTGAACCGCCCCTAGCTACTGGGATTACATGGTCGCAAGTGTTGGCCTCTTGGCCACACCAGAAGCAGATCCAGCCATCACGATTAAGGATTCGTAGCCGAAGCTTCTTCCACTGTGTCGAGTTGCTCTTACGCTGGCTATGTAATGTCATTAGTAATAGTTCCGTTCTTGATGGAATGCCCAAGCCTTACAGCTCGTACCATAACGATTCGTAATGTATTTAAGAGTAGCGTCTATCTGACGATAAGGGTCTAGATCTCTGTAATGCTTAGATCGCATCTGGCCTAGTCCGAAGTGACTACCGTTCTTCGCTAAGTAGTACCATCGAGATTCTTTAGTTATGATCTTGTTAAAGCACTGGAACTCTTTATAGTCAAGAATCCTAGAATGTGCGTAGAGCTTTAGATGATCTACAGAATAGTTCTTCGCTGTTGCTTCTGGAATGCTCATTAGTGTAATCGATGCCGTTAGAGCATAGGCGGGGCCTAACAGCTTCATTCGCCTTAGCGAGCTACCCGCCTCAGCGGCTCGCTTAACGCGATGACAGCGTAGCAAGTGTGTCAAGTAGCGAGCGTAATCTTGGGCGAGTCCCACAGGTTTACTAACACTGTGGATAAACCCTGTGGATAACTTCATGGCTTACCGCCCCAGCCATTACCCTTAAACACGATCCCACCAAGCGAGTAAATGCGCTTCATCGGGACAGTGCAATTCGGACAGTAAGGATCTCTGGCCAGTGTGTCCTCGATTGGCCGCTGTACTTCTAGCTCTTTACTACACACTTCGCATCTGTATTCATAGATCGCCATTAGCTTCTCCAATTAGTGCCACTGTCATAGTCGAACAGACGCAGCACTGGATCGTCTTTACATTCTCTGGAAGGTTATCTGTAATTACACGAATGAGCTGATCGGTGTCTTTCTTGCAGACTCGGCACTTATAGCGCAGCTTGTCCATAGTTGCTCCCTTTTAGATTCTCGATCGGCTGTAAGTTCTTCTGGTCGACCCACCAAGTAGGCTGCTTAGAGTTCTTATACTTAGGTCGCTTGGCCATGGCTACAGGTATCCAGCCCGCTAATCTGTAATTCGGGCTAGTGCCTACGACTAGGACGGCCACGTCCGTAGATCGATCGCCTTCTCCGATTATGCACTGACCAGTCTCGTAACGCGTCCACTTTACTTCGATAAAGCTTCCGACATCTGCCGTCTTCTTAAACTGTGAAGCTCTTGGATCGAAGTCTGTATAACCAAGGTAACGAGCGACCAAGATCTCGGCGACTATTGACTCGGCTACTTGCGCGACGTAATCATGGAAGCCGAGATGTCTGTCGTATCGACTAAAAGCGTCTGGGTGGCCGTTGACCTGTGCGATTCGTTCTAGAGCTACAGTGTGAGCTAAGACCTTATCTTCGATCGTGGGCTTTACCTTCATCTACAGTCACCGCATAGCCAAGTTAACTTTTCTCCGCCTTGGCCCTTGGTATAGCCGAAAGCGTCGAGCTTCTTTAGCTTCTCGCAGCTGTCGCACTGTTCGATTTTATACTCGGCTATAACTTCGCCATTCTGTAGAAGCTTGGCTGTCATTGATTGCGGATAGATGATCTCGATTAAGTCGCTCATAGATGTAACCGATCTTCGCATTTCTTACAGAAGAACACGACTAGACCGTCTTCTCTGTCGTATTCGTTTACTTGCGTAAAGCTGTCACAGTCGGAACAGTTCTCTACGCCGCCGTAGCCGCTGAAGCTGTAGATCTTGCCGTCTGGCGATGTGTGAATCTTCTTTAGATTTAAGTCGCTCATCTTTAGACCTGTGGCTTCCACTTGCCATCGCTGGCTAAGACGTACCAGAGCGGCGAACACTGTGTCGCCTTAGTCTTCTCGACGCAGAACCAGCCGCCCCAAGCCTTACCAGTTTTAGCTTCTCCAGTCTTAAAGATTCGATGTCCATGGTTACACTGTGGAGCTTCTGGAAGTAACTCTCCGCCTAGCTGCTTCTTAATCTCGTCCATGGAAGATCCAAGGCTGGGAATGCCGCTCTGCTCGGCTTCTTCTGCCGTCTTATAGCTTGGCACTTCGCCGAACTTCTGAGTCCAAGGATCGTAATCGTCCGCTGTTGAGTTAGCGACCTTCGCGCTGATCGTCTCGACTTTCTCCATGTCTTGACGAGTCGGACGCTTATCTGCCCCCAGTAATAGTCCGATGGCGCGTCCTATTGCGCTCGTGACCGTATCTTCTACGAAGAACTTCTTCATGTTAACGTTATAAGTGGCTACGTTACCAAATGCGTAATCGGTAGCGGACGGATAGAGATCTTCGTATTCTCGGAAGATCTGGGCTTGGATAAGGACGTAACCCTTCTCGGCGTTAAAGTCCACGATGTTAGTCTGAACTCTAGCTGTAGGGTGTGTTAACCATAGGCGGGCAATTCTGGCCGCTACGTCTTCGTAATTCTCTAAGAAGCTCATTAGCGCACGTCCTTAGCTGCGTGACGTGATACAGCTCGACCGCGCTTAAAGCCTTCTCGCTGGCCTTCTCTGTAACCGACCGAATAACTCATAGCTGCCCACAGAATGCCCGCTATAGCCATGAGAACGAATAGTCCTAGTTCACTTGATGTCATTACTTGCTCCCGATACTGGGAGCGACGTTCGCGCTCCCTATGTAAAGAGTGAAGCAAGAACGCGTCTAGGTCAAGATTCCCGCTTATCTGTCGGCGTGTCGATTGGTGTTTTCGGCTTGGACTTTAGTCCGTTACCTGCAAGAACTCCGCCTAATGATCCAGTTAAGAAGATCGCGAGAGTCTTTAGTAGATCGATAAAGGCCGCATCGTTCGGAGCTTGATTACCGATCGGCTGAGTAACGAAGATAAGCGCGTAAGTAATTCCAAGGGTAACGATCAAGAAGACAGCCGCTAAAGTCGAGCCGATGATAAGAATGAGAGTCGCGTGGACTTCTTCTGGACTACGGCGTCGGGCTGGGCTGTGGAGCTTCTTCTCCAAGGACGTCGCTAGTACACGTTCCAGTAGGGACGCACTGTGGCTCTTGGCATTCTGGCTTAGACCAGTTTTCGTATTCTTGGCATTCATAGCGAATCCAACCCTGATAACCGCAAGCGGAAAGCCCAGCCGAAAGGACTAAGGCCAGACTTCCCGCTATTAGTTTCCGAGTCACTTCCCCTGTAACCCGAAAGCTGCATCTTTAGGATTTAGCCATCGCAGAACTACAGGCAGAACAGCGGCTAAGCCAGCCATTCCGATAGCTTTAGGATCTTGGACGCCAGCCATGTAAACAGCTAGCGAAGCAGCTGCGAAGCTACGCGCCCAGCTTGCGAGTAACGGCTTTAAGTTTGCCATTAGTTTTCTCCTTCTTCGGCTTCGTTGCCGATTGAGTAGGTACTTCGACGATCGGATAATCGCCAGCATAGACGACGAACTTAGGACGTCCGAAGCCTACGATCTCTTTACCGCTCCCGAATGCCCGCTCTTTAATCATGACCATTCCGCCGTTACGTTGATCGCCAGTTCCCGAAGTATTACCTTCGATGGTGATAACCGACTTCGACTTAACGCCTACGACGATTCCGATGTGCGAGATACGATCGACGCCATCATGCGGAAAGTCCATGAACGCAAGATCGCCGATCTTAGGCTCTGAATCTACCCAGCGACTTACTTCTTTTAGCTTATGCGCTCCCGCAGCTGTTGAGACCATCGATGGAAGCTTTACGCCCGCTGTGTGGAAGCACCAATTCACGAAAGATCCGCACCAAGGTAAGCCGTCCGCCTTAGTAAACTTTCCGTACTTCGTAAGGTTATTGCCTTCTTCGACTGTACCGACTTCCGCGAGTGCTACTTCTACGACTGCCGCAGCTGTTCCGATTGGGTAAGTCATGAAAGAAGTAACTTTGCTTCGTCTTCGGTAATGCCAAGCTTGGCTAAGAGAGCAGCTCTTTCCGAAGCTTTACGAGCTGCTTCGTTAGCTTTCCATTCTTCTACTTTTATAAATCCAGCC